CGATCAGGTGCAAGCCGCACTAGACGAGGTTCACCGGGCCTACGATGAATATAGGTCTACCTCAGGGCTACGTGAGCTTCATGACCGGCGAGACGAAATCTACGACGAGATGCAGCGCGTAGGGGACGATATGGACGCGTTCAATAAGTTGGACGCGGAGTACGACGAGGTGGATCGCGTTATACAGCGTGACCACGGCAAGTATCTAAACACCTACTCTAAGCAGTTAGACCGTTATGAGAAAGAAGCAACAGATCTAGCGTACGATATGGGACATCCCGAACAAGGCCTAAGAGGCGAGCGGGGGTTTAAGACCTACCTTCAAGGTCTCGGTAAACAAGAGAGGCAGTTTACCGAGTGGCTTGTAAACCAGAATCCTTCGTTGATCGAAGACGTGGCATTCAGGGGACCTATGGGGGCCAACTCTTGGGCAGCCGGAGAGTACGGTAAGCTTGCTCGGTTGGTTGAACGCTACGGCGCTACCCCTTACGGTCCTCCCGTTGGGCGGACGACGACCGTTCACGAGTTACTACACTCAACGGAAATGGTTCTGCCAAACAAGCTGCGTCAGCCTATTATTAACGCTTGGAGGGATGCGCGTCTCGCACGAGCTAAAGAACTCCGAATGGACGCGCAGTATAGCACTTTCGATCGACGTGAGGAGCTTGAAGAGGCGGCGACCTTTTTAGAAAACTTAGGTAAACAAGGTCGGGGTGACGCGGACATTGAGCGTCTGTACCAAGAAAATATTATCCCCTACTCCCTCGTAAACCCTACCGAGTTCTGGGCTGAAGAAGGCACCAAACTTCTCGTGGGACGTTTCGACGAAGGGGTCTCAGCGTTCCGCGACGCCCCGAAAGGCTGGTTAGATAAGATTCGTCAGTGGTATGCTTCTTTTAAGAAGAAGGCCCAGCAGACGCTCGGCATCGAAACAGGGTCTCCGATTGAGGATGCGCTGAACTTTATCATTGATAAGCCGTCTAAGTACCGGAACATTAATATGATCCGCGACTTGGAGCCAACCCGGCCCCTCCGATCGTTCAAAGACCTTGTCCGAGAGAGGGCGGGCTCGATGATGCGGACTACGGGCGACAAGCTATCTGAGATGTCGGATAAGATCAGGCCCCCAGAGCAGTCGCCATCGCGTCGTCCCCGGATTACCAAAGAAACCGGGGCGCTAGGGTTTAGGGACCAGACCCCCGAACAAGTTCAGAAGACCTTCGAGGGCTTCAAGAACGCAAGGCAGGCTGCGGACTACGTAGCGGAGAACGCGGAGGACGATGCGATCCGAGAGATTGCAAAGCGTATCGCCCCGCACGTCGGGGAGAACACTCGGTTTCGTGTATCAGCCGAGGGCCTCCGAGGCATAGGTCACAAGGGTGTTTTCGAGTGGGACGTACCGGATACGCCAGACATGATCACTATCCGTCCTGTAGTGAACGAAAGAGACCTAGGCGGCGTTAGTGCCGAGGTGATCACCCATGAGCTTATCCACGCTGCTACGGTCCGGCGCTTTTCCGACGGGCTGCTTGAGGCCAACAAGAAAACTGCGCTGGGCCGACACGCTCGCCAACTAAAGCGCCTGAACAACGTGATCATCAGCGTCGCACGGAGAGAGGGCTTCCCAGCACATTCCCTTAGTGCAGTGAAGAACCCAAAAGAGCTAATGTCGTGGACATTGACCAACCCAGAGTTCCGCGAGTTCATGATGAAACAGACATTGGGGGGGACAAGCTCGTACCTACGAGGACTGTTCAGTGACTTTATCGACAAGCTACAAGCTTTGCTCGGTCTCGACCCAAAACGAAAGGACGCTTTCAGTAGGGTTCTATACTTCACAGATAGGATACTGTCGGACGACCTTGGCGAGCTACCCTATAGGCACGGGACCAATCCAAAGCGGGGCTTCGACGATCCCAGCGCCCCAGCGATGAAACCGGGGCAGGACATCCCCCGTGATGCCATGGGGCGTGTGCCCCGAGGCTACCCTCGCGTATCTAACATGGAGTTGCCGGACACCAATGCCGTCGCGAGACGAGCACTCGAACCACAGAACCCTTACTCTAACCTTAGCCTAGATGACGACAACTATGAGAACCTTAGTCGTGTTCTCGAAGACCATGGTCTCCCCTTCCACGACCAGACTTCTGTTGTCCCAAGAGGTGGTATGGGTGACTACTTCGTAGAGGGACCCGACGGTTCTATCGTCATTTATTCCGCAGTCGGCAGACCGAGCGCGAGCGGGAAACAAAAGTATAGTAGGAAGACGCTTAAGAAGCCTACGCTTAGAGACATCCTACATGAACTGGGGTACTAATGAGTGACAAACGACAAGAGTTTATCGACGGGATGGGTGATACCCTGCGTGAGTATCAAGCCTCGCAGGGAAACCTCCGCCGCATTATTCAGCCTATGCGTAAGGTAGAGATGATGCCCCTCGCGGACAACATGCGTATCCCGGCCCGCATCAACATGGCCGGGGAAACCATACCTGACTACGACGACGGACCCCGCACGCTCGAAGACATGGAGATGATGGAGAAGTTACATCAACAAGAGGCGGCACCTGTCGCCCCGACGACGCAGCGTCCCTACCCGAACGAGATGTCGCGCACAGTAACCAACCCTGATGGGTTCGTAGAGTTTGACGAAGAGGTGTTCCCAGATCCCGAGCGCGATCAAATCATGGCCGATACGATGCGAGCCTTGAGAGAAGCTGTCGCAAAAAGGACAATGGAGGCGCAGCGTGGCAGAGAAGAGTAAAAGCAGAGTCAACGAATCGGGCAACTACACGCAACCGGCCAAGCGTAAAGCTATATTCAACCGCCTAAAAGCTGGCGGCAAAGGCGGCGCTCCCGGTCAGTGGTCTGCTCGTAAGGCCCAGATGATGGCTAAGGAGTACAAGAAAGAGGGTGGAGGTTATAAGGACTAATGGCAAAGAAGGCCCCCCAAAAATCCCTAGACAAGTGGACAAAAGAAAAATGGACCACCGAGTCAGGCAAGCCTAGCACCCAAGGCCCCAAGGCAACGGGGGAAGTCTACGGGCCGAAGAAAAAGATCGATGCTCTTAGGGGTACGCAAGAACTAGCAAATAAAAATGCTGTGAAGCAAAGAGCTAGAGCAGCGGGACAGCAGTACGCTAAGCACGGCTTACACTCTAAGAAAAGGACCGCATAATCATGGCTATGGTATCCTCAAAGAAGCGAAGGAACGCGGCTCGCGGGGCGATGCTCATGAAGAAGCATGGCCTCTCTGGGTACAACAAGCCTAAGCGTACACCTAAGCACCCCAAGAAGTCTCACATCGTGCTGGCAAAAGAGGGTGGCACTATCAAGTTGATTCGCTTTGGTGAGCAAGGGGCGAAGACAGCAGGTAAAGCTAAATCCGGTGAGGGTGACAAGATGCGCAAGAAGCGGGCGAGCTTCAAAGCACGTCATGCTAAGAACATCAAACGAGGTAAGCTTAGCGCGGCCTACTGGGCCGATAAGGTGAAGTGGTAGGTGAGTACTTCATTAGATGAAGAGGCGTTGGCCGCGCTTGGCGACCCTGCCATTAGCCTCAGGGCCTACGCCAGTATTATCGACCAGAAGACGGGGCAGGAGCACACCTACGATCCGTTCGCTATCACGAAGCGTCTTCAGGAGACGGTGGTGTCGTACTACTCCGAACCACCAGAAACTCCGTTTGGGCAGACCAAGTGGCTGACTGTCCTTGGTTACCGACAGGGTGGGAAGAGCCTAACCGCTGAACTATGTGGGTATGTCCGTTCTGCGTACACACCCGGACACGACCATGTTTGTATTGCGGATAACCGAGATCGGGCAGAATACCTCCACCGTCGTATCCACTTAACGCATAGCAGGTGGCCAGAACCTGTACGGGCACCGACGGTACCGAACCGCGAGGTAAGGCAGTTGACTTTTCAGCACGGCGGGAAGATGCGCGTGCTGTCTGGAGAATCTGGTGCAGTAGGTATTGGTCAATCACCGGACAGCTTCCATGGTTCCGAACTCCCTTACTGGCGTAACGCAGGTCATCAGTTCTCTATGATCTACCCCTCGATGATCAACCGCGATCGATCACTTGTGTTGCTAGAGTCTACGCCTTCGCCCATGAGTGAGCCTTCCGCCGAATGGTGGCGTGACCAGTGTCGCGATGCCAAGATGGGACTTGGTCGCTGGGTCTACGCGTTCTTTCCGTTCTGGGATGGTCAGCTCAACAAACGTCAGTGGCCAAAAGGCGCAGCTTTAGAGAATGAGGAGATAGAGCTTCTTAACCGCTTCGGACCAAAAGGGCTAACGAAAGAGAACCTCGCATTTCGTCGCCTCATGTTGGAGACGGATGCTGAGATCCGGCGTAACCCCGACCTTTTCAAGGTGTACTATCCGTTCGACGACGTGAGTTGTTGGATCTCCTCTATTGGTTCCGTGTTCCACAGCGACCTCTTGAAGAAGCATCAGAACAGCGTACTCGTCCCGTGGAACGGACCGTATATGGAGTACGAGGAGCCTGAGCCCGGTGCTGTCTACGTCATGGGCGTTGACCCGGCGGGTTATGCCGCTAGGGACCACGCGTCGTTCCAACTATTGAAGGTGTATGATGGAGAATGGACACAAGTCGCAACTTTCGGGGCGACCACAGATCCTGTCGTCTTCGCACGCAAGATCAACGCGGTTGGCCGTAAGTACAACAACGCGCTCGTCGCCGTTGAGAGCAATGGTGTTGGTGTGGCTACTCTGGCTCTGCTGGAAGAGCTTGGTTACCCCAACATCTACTACGAGAAAGCCTACAAGCCCGGTATTGCAGCCACCTCTAAGTCCGTTACAATCATGCTATCCTACCTTCAAGACGCCTTGCGGGATGAGCTTATCCTCCGAGACGAGGATACTGTAGATCAACTGGGCTCGTACCGAGAGGACAAGCAGACAGAACGTAGCGCCGCGTCGGAGATACTTCACTCGGGCAAGCCCGGCAAGCGCCGTGGTAGGCACCACTGGGATAAAATATCCGCGCTTCAACTTGCGTGTACCGCAGCCCGTTATGCCCCACGTAGATATAAAGACACCGGCCCGCCCACAGGTCTGGAAAACGTGTTATTGTTTCGTGACATGACGTATAATCAGGTGGAGTCCTTCCGTAAGGAGTCCTCCAAGGGCAAAAAGAAACGAACTACGTGGCGACGTAGCCGATACAGGAGGCGATAGATGGCTCGAACTAAAGAAGAACGTGTAATCTTAGATCGTCTGTCACAGATGGACAAAGACCAAGCGTTTGAGCAGGCGTACTCTGAGTTCAAGTCCTTGTCGCAACTGGTCGATGACCCCAACGTACGGCCCGGTGTTGCTCGCAAGGTCGCCCGCAAGGGTAGGTCCTTGCGCCAGATGCAAGAGCCCTCTGAGCGCGAGGCCGTCCTTCAACGGTTCCGCTTGGACGCCGATGTCCCCCGGACACGTGTTGCGGCTCAGCCGCCAGCGGCACCTCCGCAGCAGTCAGGTCAGCAACCCCAAGCGCAGCGACGCCC